CTCGTTACACACTTAACACCGAAGATCGGAGGAACGGCACCAGTGACGTTTGATGCCACGGAACCGAACGCGAAGGCCGTGAACAATTCTGGAATCGCACCAGTCACGAGCGCATTTTCTACGCTTGACGGGATCAACCAGAACAAATCACCTTTTTCGCTCGCCATTTTGCCCATCATGCCCATGAGTTTTGCGAACATCGGCTTGCTTGCCGTATCTCCGCCATGGCCGTAAACGATTTTTTGTGTCGAACCCAATGCCGTTTCGTTAGCGAACGCTTTTTTGCGCACGCCGTCGAAAGCCTTGGAGAACGTAGCGTTCAAAGCCAAGGCAGCGATATCGCTATCTTGGTGCGAAGCTCCACGAGGGGCACCCGTGGTATCGCCGTTGATGATTGCTTTTTCAAACGCCCGTGCAATCCCTGCAACAACTTCTTTGCGCAACTTGTCGATGATTTTAGGAGCTGAATCAGCCATCAAATCTTCGGTGATTTGTGCATGAACAACATTGTTCCGCGCAGTCACAGCGTAATTGGATTGGGTATTCGATTGGCCCGTGAAGGTCGCTACGTCGGTTTCTTCAAAACCTTCGAGCAAGCCCAGTGCGCCTGGTACTTCGATAGTCGATGAATCCATCGGCATTTGGTCGAATTGATCGGCCAACAAAAATGGAATCTCATATTCTTCAAAGTAGAATCGTGCGTTCAACGTCGGAATGAAGTTAACGAAGTCCGTTACATTGTACGCCTTCAGCATTGGCTGAAGGTGAAATTTGTAAATCGGAGTTTCTTGCAACATCGAAGGAGTGATGTGCTGACCTTTGAACATGTAGTTCGCTTGAACTTCCATGTTGCTGATCAATTTTTTCATGTGGAACAAACGAAGGCGAACATCGGCTGGCATAAAGCCAACGTCTGTTTTGCTTCCGAAGTTCAAAGGCAACGCGGTATCGTCACCCTTTTCATTTACTTTTTGGCCGAACATGGAAGCAAAGGATTTAGCCCCTGCCATTTCTGCCCATTTCAAATCAGATTCATATATGGGCTTGCCAATAACGGCTGGTGCTTTGCTGCCCGCTGAAACTGTTTTGAAGATACCATCAAGGATTTCTTCAGAGGTTTTTGCTTCTTTGTTCTCGGTGGTCATTGTGATTCCCTCTCCTTTAAGAGCTTTTATGTGAAGGCAAAGCCTTGATTACTTGTTTAGTTTTTCTACCAAAAGGTTAACAGAACTTACGAGCTTATCAAAACCTTTTTCTAGTTTCGTTACTCGATTCGAGAATTGCTTGGCTGGCTCCTCTTCCGGTTTTTCTTCCGGCTCTGGATCTTCGGTGGGCTTTTCTGATTCTGGTTTTGCTTCCAGTTTTTTCATCATCAAGTCACAAAGTTCAGCCACACGCTTAACAAGTTCGTATGTGCCCTTGACTAGAGCCAGAACTTCTTGCGCGCTATCCGCTGGCTTAGTGTCTGTTGTCGTTTCTTCTTTATTGATTACTTTTCCAGCCACGATATTAACTCCTTCGGTGTGATCTTCTGTGCTGATTTCTTTAGACTTAGCTTTATCGGAAACGGAATTTTCCGCAACAATATTCTGTTGCTCGCTGTCATCATCGTTTAACGATTCATCGTTTGCATTGTCTTCTAACACTTTACCGGAAGCATCGAAACTTCGCATCTCAAAAACGCTATCTTGGTTGCAAGGAACCGCAACCACTGACAGCTCTAACAGTTCCCACTTCTCAATAACGCAAGGCTCTTCCAGCAATCCTTGATCGTTGTAAAGGGGGGCGCGAACCTTTAAGGGAATGAACCCAACCGATACAGTCTTCAGAATCCCTTGAGCCACAAGGGATCGAATCTCTTTTTGCATTTCAGTTAGTGGGGCTTTAGTAGGATCACCGATCCACCCAGCGAAATGAACGCCGTCGTCTTGGATATCAATCGCATCCACTTGGCCGATGGGATGGAAGTAGCTGTGATGTGCCAAGAGCTGGGCATTTTTTAGGTAGCTAGCAATATCGCAACCGATGGGATCAAGTCTTTCCTGCATACGGTCAATGATGTTTGCGTTTGCAATCCCAGAGATAACCAGCCGCGCCCCCTCTTCCAGAGCTTTGACGGCTTTGATTTCCCCATAGGCAAATTGCCGATCTTTTTCCATATCGGGATTAACTAACTTGTACGATCTTCCGCGTATTTTCTTCCACTTCGTTTCGTCGTTAAAGTCCATTGGGCGCAAGGGATCGTGGCGAAAACTCATGAATTTTTTTGACATATGTTTAGCCCTTATCTGTCTAGTATAACTTCAGCGTTGCTCGTGGCACCATCGGGAATAACCGACACCATAGAACAACGGCAATTGATTGTCTCAGCCGCACTTGCATTTGGATCACGGGGATATTCTAGCACACCGCCCCACTTGTAATCTTGTGACTTTGGCCCTTCACTTTCAAACGTGCTGTGCCAGTCCCGCGCATCGGGGTTACTGCCTACGTCGCCAACGTGTAGCCACTGCTTTTGTACGTCGCTAAATACTTCGCCCAAGATATCGTGATTCCATTTGATGCCTTGGCTAATCGCGGTAAGCAATTCGGTTCGTGCCACTGTGAAGGCTTGATTCTTATACGCTTCGCCGTACAGTGTGCGAAGATCACCAGCGATTTGGTCTAGCGTTCGCCCCTTCTCTGTTTCATCGGCAACAATATCCAAAATCTCTTTCGATCTTGTTTCGTTGAAGCCGATGAAAGAATCAATGGAGCGTTTCACTAATGTTTCGCGTTGCCCGTCTGCCTGTTCTCTTCTCAATGCGTCGATAGCTTGCTGATCAATCTCAGAGAACTTCAACCGCTTTTGTTTGACCTTACGAATCATGCTGACTGATTTTGATTGGCTTGACGCGAATGAATAGCCGCGCTCCAATGCCCCAATCAAACTCTTTTCCGTTTCGCCGATATATTTTTTGGCTAACGCTTTTTCTTTCCCTTTAATGAAGTCTTCGAGTCCGTATCCATTGCGTAAACCAGCTTCAGCAACGCCAAGTAACTCACCAAGATAATCATTGTACCCACCCAGATAGTCATCGGTTAGTTTCCTTTCGATTCTTTCTTGGCTAGATACGGCTTGCGCTTTCATTAGCGACAAGGCCGATGGCTCCTGTACTTGTTCCGTGGCCGTCGCCACTTCGTCGATAGGATCGCTCTCATACGTCATTTCTGGAACCGCCAATGCTGCGCCGCCGAACGATGGCTGGGCTGGCTTCACTTCCGCAACAAACTTTTGCCCCGCGCCGTCTGGTAATGGATCATAGCCCAGGATATCCACGCGGATTTCATCTATCCAAAGGTAGCCTTCAACTGACTTGGCTTGCTCGCCCTTAGTCATGAGCTCCTGCACGATACCTAGTTGCGATGGTGGAATACCAAGCACCGCCAGAATAGACAGCCGATTCTCTCGCAATCCTTCGAGGTGTTGCATCTCTGACATTGTAAGCCCAGAGTTAACCCACTTCGCGCCCTTGGGTAAAAAGATCGTGCGCCACCAGTTTGATTTGCCCGTATAGATTTGCTCAAAGGTACGCATGAGCCTTTCCATGCGCGTCTTGTTAATGTCTTCAGTAGTTTCGATAACACCGCTATTCGTTGCCCCGCGTAAATAGAAAGCCATTTCAAATTCATTCTTGTACCGATCAAGAAGCATAGGCCGCGAAGCCGCCGTGTAAATGCTCATCCCGTAGAATGGATAAAATGGATTGGGGTACTTGTGGTGTACCACTTGCTTATAGGGAATCTGTGTGGAGTAACCTGCGCGGGCTTCGTCATACACCAAGATAGAATCAATGCCCTTCTTCTCGTTGTCTAACTTTAATTGCACCAGCTCCACGGGGTACTGGTAGCACTCTGTATATGTATCGTTGAACACGCGGAAGTAGTTACCGCCCAACACAAGATCAAGGTAGCCATTCCAGTTGTTCGTATGGTTGTCGTTGATCCTGCTACCCATGGCCAGCTTGTCATTGAGGGGATGGGTATCGTCTATCTCTTCCGTTTGCACGTTGACCACTTTGAAGGGCACACCCGCCAGCGTTCGGGCAATCAAGCTGGCCGTGGCGAACATCCACGGTTCACGCGCATAGGCTTGCTTAATGCGCCCCGCTGTTGCCTTGATATTAAACTCTGTGCCGAAGTAGTTGCCGCCGTCGTCACCGTTCTCGTACATTTGATAATATTGTGAAGCGTCGATATTCTTTTGAATCGCGGATTCAATAGCCCCAGGCAAACTACGGGAGCTTAGGGCTTCCATGATTGATACAAGCTCTTCCCCTTTTGGCATAGGAAGTAGCAAAGGCTCTGGCTTCTTATCAAATGGCCACATTAATTTGCTCCCGCTTCATTGAATTCAAAATCATCGTCACCCTCTGGCTCTTCTTCGTCAAAGAAATCATCGCCAGAAAATTCGTTAGCCGCATCGGCCATGATATCATCGTCGTCATTCTCAGAACCGAACATAACCTTTTCAAGTACCTTCTCAGTCTCTTCCGACATTGCGAATTGATACGCGCCACTGACTGAAAGCATCGCGGCACTCACAACATCGTCATGCTCACCCTCTGGCGCGCTGTACGAGAACAAACCTGATCTTGTTATGCTCACTTCGTAACTTCCAAACTCATGCTCTATCTGTTCAATCCTTGGGGCTTTGTGCCAACCGCTCTCGATTGCCATCGTTGTGCGCCCCACCATTTCTTGCTTAGACTTCTGCGAGAAGATAACCGCCGTCACGCTCGCGTCAATGTCTTTGTCGATAAGCATCTCACCTACCGCGTTACCTACCCCCGTCGAATCGTAGCGCAACATCCTATCACCAGAAAAATAGGAGTGTAGGTAATGCTTCAGCCTATCCACTTGAACTTCGTATGGTACTCGCCTGAATCTAGCATAGCCTACAAGTTTGCCCAAGGTGTTAACCGTATAGAATACCGAATAATCTCTTTGCTTTGCAATATCCCATCCTGTCACCGTGTCCAGCGCCCGCATTGCAGGGTCAGGATGTATCCAGAACCTAGTGACGGGATTCACTTTGATTGTTTCATCGAACATCGAAGCGATATCGCCAAACACGTTCGACATACTCACAAAGACAGCGTTATAATATTGGTCATAGAGTGACTTGGGTAATAGTCTCTTGGCTTGTGATAACGCCTTGGGATTAACGTAAGGGCTAGCCTCTGTCCTTAGCTGCGCTGCCACGTAGAAGGGATCACCGCCCTTGGCCTTTCGGAATTCCTCATAGAACCAAGTGAACCCCATGGGAGTGCCTGTAATGATCCCCAGTCCACGCGTTTGGGTAATGGTGGTAAAGAGTGAGTACCAGAGTTGCTTCGTTTGCTTGCCCGATTCGTCCACTACAAACCGATCCACAGCTTCACCTTCCACGGTTGTCTCTGCGTCTTTGCCGTGAAGAAACTTTATGAAGCTGCGATTCCCCAGCCTAATTTCTAGCTTTCCATCAAGGCACTCGATACTGGGATGATCGGGCAACATCGCTTTGATATAGCGGTACCCGATCTTGGCTTTCATGTAGGTAGGTCCGATCCACACGCAATAAATGCCGTTGTTCACCAGGGCTTCTTGTGCGAGCCACGCCGCCGAACCAAATGACTTGCCCACCTTCGTACCCGAAGGGGCAACTAAACATTGTGCTTCTGGATTATCCCTAGACCAATTGAGAAATATCTTCTGGGCTGGGTATAGGTCCGGTAAAATGATTCCGCATCCAGCCATCCATATTTATCCGTTCGCTATTTTCGTGTCATCGAATACTGGCTTTTCTTCCTGGGCTAATTCGCGTGGCCGCGCCCTAACAAATTTGCCGTTATCATTTACCGCCACAACATAGAACGGAAGATTCTGATCTTGCATATCGGGAGTGACGTTGATCGTATTGTCAGCGTCATTGAGCGCCTTCGCCACGCCCATACGATCCAGCAAGAAAGTCATACGCGCCGTGCATCCATCCACGATTGCTTTCGTCACAATGGAACCGACAAGCAAATCAAGATTCGCTGTTGCTGGATTCTGCATGATGCCTTGTAGTTCGCCCATCGTGATCCGCATAAATTCTTGCAGCTTCTCTTCAAAGGTTTGCTTAGTTACTTTGCGCGCTGCCACTAATTCAGCGGGCAAACTCTCACGCCCCCCAGGATGCCCCGATTGACCTTTGACAAATGGCCTACCTTTTGGCGGGGATTTGTAGCCTACTTTTCTTGGCTCTTCGCTCATGCCAATCTCAATCCGCTCTTTCCGCTCATCTGAGACGATCTTAAATACCCATGAAATAAGAGGTCGCAGAGTATCATTAAGGCGAACCACCAGCCCGATGCACCAAGTACAAACACAACGTAACTAAAAATGCAAAGTGCCAGCGAACAATAGAATGTGGTCAAGTAAATCATTTGTGCTTTACACCATTCTTAATCAGTATCGAAATAACTTCGGGATCTTTTGCACACGCAATCGAAATCAATTTTAGAACTTCTTTGACTTGCGCAATGCTTAGAT